GATCGCCGCCCTGCAAGCCGCTCCGATGACGCGCGACCAGATCGCCGGCCTGCTTGGCATGGGTCCATCCGGCGCGCGCAAGTACGTCGCTGACCTCAATGGCCTGACCAGCCTGACCTTCGTCGGCACCGAGCAGTTCCACCGCTGGACCGCGAACGCTGACGACACGCGCGCCTTCATGGCAAGCCTCGACGCGCTGGCCGCACGTCCGATGCGCGCACCCAGGACGGCGCTGAGCATCGCTACGCGTGACCCGTCGCGGCACTTCCACATCCTGGCTGACGACGAGCATTTTTCGGTACGCGTAAGTCGGTGCGCGCCAGCTCGCGATCCGATGGCGTTGCCGGTGGCGTTCTTTGGTCAAGCCCAGACGGAGCAACGAGCATGAGCACGACCCGCTTCCCCACCCGCCAAAGCGCGATCTACCACGCCGCGGTGCACATCATTGCCAACGGCCCGCGTACCGCTACCCGCCTGTTCACCGAAGTCGATTTCGGCGCGAGCTGGACGAGGATGTCGAAACTCCGCGCCGCCATCGAAAACGGCTGGCTGGTTGAAACCGATGCCGGCATCGACGTCACTGACGCGACACGCGCCCATTTCGCGGCTCCGGCACCCAAAGAGCCCTATATCGGCCAGATCACGCCCGCGCGCTATCACGCCGACTGGCGCACCGGATCGCTGAGCAAGAAGCACATCCCGAACCGTCGCGGGCCGCGCGCGGACGTGCCGGACTGGTCGGTGAAGGCGGATGGGTATTCGATCAAGACGGCGGGAGGATGCAATGAGTGAGCAGTTCAACGATCGCGGACCGTTTCGCGTGGGCGAGGTCGTAGAAGGACGCGGGTTCATTCGTGACACGCATCGGAACGGCCGTGCCGGGCAAATTGCAAGCGACCCGTTTATGTATTTCCACAAAAACGGCTGCGCAATGCTCTGTCAATTCGTTTGCTGGGACGATGGTGTTGAGCACTCGGCAGCGGTCGATTGCCTCCGCCGCAAGCGCCCACCCACCACTGGTGAGCAGCTTATCCGCGCCATGTTCGACGCTCCACCAGTCGACCGCCGCCAGCCCGCTACCGCATGGATGGCACAGTACGACACCGCGCAGGCGCTGATGGCGATGGGCGTGCGGGTCAGGGTGGGCGAGTGGCCGGCGGAGGGTGAAGTATGAAAGAGCGCCCAATCCTCTTCAGCGCACCGATGGTGCGCGCGCTGCTCGACGGCAGCAAGACGCAGACGCGGCGTGTAATGAGGCCGCAGCCCGAGCCGACGCCGGCCGACTATTCTGGTACCGCCGGGCACTGGTGGCCATGCAAAGCTGTCGAGTCGATGGTGCACGTCGAAGAGGAACTACAAAACAAGTCCGGTCACTGGGGTGGGTTCGCTGCTGACTGCTGTCCACATGGCGGAGTCGGCGACCGCCTGTGGGTGCGCGAGACGTGGCGCGGAGTGGTCGAGATCAGCCCGCCCGGCTCGCCGATCGAGCACGGCGTCGCCCGGTATGTGCCGGATCAGCCGTATTGCCGGCGTGTCGAGTACTCGGCCACCCAGGAGCGCGATGGCGAACCTTGGCGCCCAAGCATCCACATGCCGCGCTGGGCCAGCCGCCTCCTACTGGAGATCACCGGCGTGCGCGTCGAGCGGCTGCAGGACATCAGCGAAGCGGATGCAATCGCGGAAGGTGCTACCCATATCCGCAGCCAAGCTTGGGACCGCGAACATTTCCCAGCCTGGCGATACCTGTTTGATGAAGCCGTATCCATGGGCACTAAGCCGCCTATCGGACCGTCGCCAAAGCAGGCATATGAAGCACTCTGGGAGGACATCAACGGTGCTGGCTCGTGGGATGCAAATCCATTCGTCTGGGTCGTGGAATTTCGCCGGGTGCAGCCATGACGCTCAAGCAGAAAAAGCCCCTCGCGCGCCGCAAGCCCCTTCAGCGCTCCGGCTTCAAATCAACCGGCGCCGGCCTGCTGCGCGTAGCAGCGGTACAGGCCAAGACTGCGGCGCGCGAGCCGAAGGCGCGTAAGCGGATGAAGTCAAGCCGCCCGAAGATGACGCCGATCCGCCGTGCTGCACGCGGCCAGGAATGCACCCTGCAGCTCCTGGGCGTGTGTAACGGCGATTCGTCGACTGTCGTGCTGTGCCATTCGAATCGCCTCGCCGATGGAAAGGGTATGGGCCTGAAGGCTTCCGACCTCGCGGCGGCGTATGGCTGCAGTTCATGCCACGACGTTCTCGATGGTCGCGCGCCGCGTCCCGCAGGCATGAGCAAGGAGGCCGTCGAGGCCGCATTCGATTATGCCGTGCAGCGGACGCACGAGATGCTGCGCGCACTCGGGTTGATCGCAGATAACGCGAAGGAAGCAGCATGACCAAGCCCCTCAGCATCAAGCACCAATACACCAATCGCTTGCGCGAAGACGTATTCAAGTGCGTCTGCGCCGGCCCGACCCTGAATGACGCTATCGCGCTGGACGTCATTGCTTCCAAGAGCTGCGTGCGCGCTCGCCTTTTCGAGCTCGAAGCCGCCGGAAAGATCGCCCGCACCAGCCAAATCCGTCCGCTCTGCGGCGGCGTCCAGTACGTGTGGCATCTGCCCGGCGTCGTCGTCACGGAAATCCTGCATAGCCCCGAGCACAAGGCCAAGGTCGCCGAGGCGGCAGCAACGGAGCCTGCGCGCTTCCGCGATCCGCTCACGGCTGCTTTGTTCGGTGCGGCACATAGGGAGGCGGCATGCTGAACTACCAAGCCATCGGCCCGGATGAAGCCGGCGATTACCTCATTGGCTACCCGACCCCGGGTGCTCCCCACGTGTTCACCGCAGCCGGAAGCGCGTCAAGTGAACAGGGCGCCAAGGCTGAATGCGCACGACTGAACGAAGCGCAGGCTGTTGACCGCCGCGCCGCTCTGCTCCGCAGGGTCAACATGATCATCCTGGACGAGGAGCGGTGACGATGGCTGGAGAATGGATCAAATTCGAGGCAAGCACGCCGGAAAAACGGGAGGTGTTCTTCATCACCGCGGCGATGGGTTGGACCGATCCTGACCTGACTGTTGGGAAGCTGCTGAAGGTGTGGCGTTGGTTCGATCAACAGACCGTTGGAGGTAACGCTGACGGCGTTACCTTGGCGTTACTCGATTCGATCATCGGCGTTACCGGGTTCGCTCAAGCGATGTGCAATGTCGGCTGGCTGGTGTCGGACGAGCGAGGCGTTAGTCTCCCGAACTTCGATCGGCACAACGGGAAGACAGCAAAGGAGCGCGCCCTGACCGCGAAACGGGTAGCGAAGCACAAAACTAACGCAACTCCTAACGCAAAAGGTAACGGTGTCAGCGTTACCGGAGCGTTACCTAGAGAAGAGAAGAGAAGAGAAGAACTAAAACCCCCCATACCCCCCGCTGGGGGGCAACCCGACGAGCAAGACGGAAGCCTCAAGCGCAAAGCCGCCGTCTCGATGCAGACCTTTCTTGCTGACTGCCGCAAGGCTGGCGAGAAGCCGATTCCTGACGACGATCCGGTGTTCGCCTATGCCACCAAGGTGAAGCTGCCGTATGAGTTCCTGGCCCTGCATTGGGTCGAGTTCAAGGACCGCTACCTAGCTCCGGGCTCAAAGCGGTACAAGGACTGGCGGATCGTGTTTCGCAAATCGGTCAAGGCCAACTGGTTCAAGCTGTGGTTCATCGGCGCAGATGGTTCATACGCGCTGACGACTGCCGGCCAACAGGCTCAACGCAGCCATCAGGAGGCGGCATGATCGACCAATTCAACATTGAGGCCGAGCAAGCTGTCTTGGGCGCTCTCCTGCGCGACAACGACGCCTTTGACCGCGTCCCTGACCTGGATGCCTCGCATTTCTACCGCGGCGACCATCGGACGATCTTTGCCGAGATCCGCGCCCAGCTCGTGGCCGGCAAGCGCGTCGATGCAATCACGCTGGCCGAGCGTCTCGACGCCGAGATGTTCCCGTACCTCGGTCAATTGCATGCCTCGGCACCAAGCGGCGCAAAGATCGCCTACCACGCCGGTATCGTGGTCGAGAAGGCAGCGAAGCGCGCATTGTCTGCATTGTCGATCGATCTGGCAGCTGATGCCGAATCCGGCAGGGACAGCGCCGAGTGCATCGCTGATGCCGCGGCCAAGCTGGACGCCCTGGCTCAGCGCAAGACGACGAAAGACCCGCGCCGGCTCGACTCGACGCTTGAAGAGTACTTGACCCTGCTGCAGGATCGCATGGAGGGCAAGGTCCGTCCGATCCCGACCGGCTTTCGGTACCTCGATGAGATGCTTGACGGCGGACTAGAGCGGGGCACCCTCACCGTGATCGCCGGCCGGCCCGGCACCGGCAAGACCGCCGCGGGCCTGGGCATCTGCCGGAATGCCGCGCGCGACTATTCATCGCTGTTCCTGTCGATGGAGATGTCGACCAACCAAGTGAACGACCGGAATATCGCGGCGCTCGCCCAGGTCGACATGAAGTGGCTACGCAGGCCGGGCGAAGGCCAGGCCGATACTGAGCGCTGGGATGCGATCACAGCGGCCACAATCGCGTCACGCAGCCTGAATCTGTTCATCGATGACCAGACAGGCCTAAGCCTCCCAGAAATCCGCGCCAAGGCCCGCAAAATCAAGCGGCAGCATGGGATGGACGTGCTCTGTATCGACCAGCTTAGCTTCATCACCGGGGCCAAGTCCGACAAGTTGCACGAGGCGATGGGCGAGTACACGCGAGGCCTGATCGCGCTCGGCAAGGAACTGGATGCTGTCGTGATCCTTCTGGCTCAACTGAATCGTGAGTGCGAGAAGCGCGCCGACAAGCGTCCGATCATGTCCGACCTGGGCGTGTCCGGTTACATCGAGCAGGACGCAGCCAACATCATCTTCCTGTACCGCGACGAGCTCTGGAACCCGGAAACCGAGGACAAGGGCATCTGCGAGTGGATCAGCGCCAAGCAGCGGCAAGGGCAGCCCGGCGTGGTCGGCCTGAACTACATCGGCACGCAAACCCGCTTTGAGGATCCGTTGTTCCGCTGGCATCGCCGCCAGCCGGCCGCCAAGCAAGCGAGCAGTCGCGGCGGATTTAACTGACAACCACTCCGCGCACAAAGCGCCTAACCGCAAGACCAAAAAGAGAGACAAGCTATGAACGCACCCGAACAAGTATCGCTCGACGGCATCCCCGAGCAGGAAGCGCCGCACCTGATCGCTCGCGTGAGCGCAGTCGCCGTGAAGCTCGTATTCCCGTTCGCCGCAACCCAAGACATCCGCTACTACCTCAACGGCGTCAACCTGCGCCCGTTGGAGGATGGCTCCGTCATGGTCGTCGCGACAAATGGCCATCGCTACATCGTCGTGCGTGACCCGCACGGCTTTGTCGAGAGGGAGGTCATCGTCAGCATCAGCAAGGACGCGATCAAGCATGCATCGAATGCCAAGCACACGCTCGACGTGATGTCGAATGGTACTGCGATGTTCTCCGGAGAGGTCGCGCAGCCGCTGTTCATCCAGCCCGGCAACTCGATCATCGAGGGCGACTTCCCGCGTATCGAGCGCGTGGCCAGCACGATCGGCTACAAGGAGGGCATCAACGGCGCCGTCAACCCGTCCTACTTGGCCGACGCACTGTCTGTCGCCAAAAGCTTCGGTAACTCGATCCGGTTCTTCACGCGCGACAACGACAGCCCGCTCAATTTCGTCCTGGGCGGCTTGGGCGACCTGGAATGCTTCGGCGGGATCATGAAGATGCGCGACAGCTTTGATGCGCTGCCGGCATGGTTTCCAGAGCCGGGCGAGGTCAATTCACTCGCTGACATCTGATCACCACCCAACCCACCGGAGCCCCCGCATGACCGCTAAACACCTGCTAGACGGCGTAATGCAGCACACGAAAGCCCGCAACTACCGCCATGCCTCGATCCTGCTCGGTCTCGATCCGGCGACGATCTTCCGGCTCAGCAAAGGCAAGACCAGCGGCATGCGCATCGAGACGCTTGACCACATCCAGCGCAAGACCGAGATCCCGGTCGAGACGCTGATGGCCTGGTATCGGCTGCCGGATGGGGCGCAGCTGGGGCGGATTGCAATAGAAGTTTGAGTAGCAACCACCAACCGCAGCACAACGACAATAAGGAGCACATGATGGGATGCGATATTCACCTGTACGTCGAGAAGCGTAACGCCGAAGGCAATTGGACTGCCGTTGACAGCTTCAAGCGCGATGAGCCCGATGAGGGCGAGAGCAAGGGTCACCTGTATGTCGATTACCGCGAGCAGTTCTATAACGGCCGGAACTACAACCTGTTTGCCATCCTAGCTGATGTCCGCAACGGCCGCGGCTTCGCCGGCATCAAGACAGGCGAAGGCTTCAATCCAATCTCGGAGCCGCGCGGCGTGCCTGATGACGCCAGCCCCGAATACGCGGAGTTGGTCGAGCAATGGGGTTGCGATGGCCATTCGCACTCGCACCACACGCTGCGCCAAATTCTCGACTACGACTGGACGCAGGTGAGCAGCTTGCAGGGCTGGGCCAATGCTGTGGCGTGGACGAAGTGGAGCCGTTGGAGTCGCCAAAATGGCGAAGGACCACAGGATTACTGTGGCGGCGTTTCCGGCCCGAGCATCAAGCATGTGACCACGGAAGAAATGGATGAGCTTTTGAAGCCGGTGGCAAGCAAGTATGGCCCGGAACGCGAGGAGTTTGCTGAGCAGCACCGGAACACGTATGCCCTCGCGCAATGGACGGAGCCATACCACCGCGCGGCGGGCTCGTTTGTCGGCGAAACCATCCCACGCCTGCTCAAGCTTGCGGGCGGCACCGTCGGTCTGGATGACGTGCGCATCGTGTTCTTCTTCGATAACTAACCACCACCCCGCCCGGCGATCCTGGGCGGCTACGACAACGACAACAAGGAAGAGGCCTCGTGACTACCGCCAAATCATTCAAGCAGATGCGCATCGATGGCGAACTTGTGCGCGCCGACGCCGAGAAGATCGACTACCGTAACATCCACATCGAGCCTGACTTCAATCCGCCAGGCCGCAACGACGAGGACGAGGCCGACGACGAGGAGCTGTTCGCGTACATCGTCAAGAGCGGCGTGCTGGCCCTTCCGCAACTGGAGGTGCGTCCGCGCGCTGAGGGTGGTGTATACATCGTGGATGGCCACCGCCGGCACAAGCAGATCGGTCGCGCCATCGACGCTGGCCACTTCGCGCCGGACGACAAGGGCCGCAGGCTGATCCCGGTGCGTCAGTTCGTCGGCAACGACCTGGACCGCCTATACCGCATCGCCACCAGCAACAAGAGCAAGAAGATGAAGCCGCTGCAGTTCGCGGAAATCTGCCGCCGCGCGCATTCGGGCTTCGGCCAGAGCGCCAAGCAGATTGCCGAGGGCATGCAGTGCTCGGTGTCGACCGTCGAGCAAGCGCTCGTCCTGGCCGGCGCGAACCACGACGTTCAGCAGATGGTGCGGGACGGCGAGGTTTCCAAGACCACGGCGGTCAGGGTCGTCAAGGATAAGGGCGAGGACGCGGGCCCGGCGCTGAAGGAAGCGCAGCAAGCCGCGCGCCTGCAGGGTAAGCGCAAGGTGACGGCCAAGCAGATCGAAGGCAATACACCGGCCGACCTAGTGCGCGCGATCCAGAAGGAAATCGACAGCGGCGGCAGCTTTAAAGCCGAGGAACTGGCGCCCAAGTTCGCACCGCTGATCGCCTACCTGCGCGGCACCGAAAAAGCCGAGGCTGCCGATGCGTAAGCCGGCCCGTATCACAGATGTGCGTCCAGTGGATGAGAACCATCAGGTTCTCACTGTCGAAGGCGGCGGCGGGCAGTACCGCCGCGAACCGTGTGGCGGCTGTCCTTGGCGCGTGGACCAGACTGGGGAGTTCCCATCTGGCGCATTCTTGGAGTCGGCGCGCACTGCCTACGACCAGGCGACGAATATGTTTTCTTGCCACGAATCCGGCGCGAAGAAGCCGGCAATATGCGCTGGGTTTCTATTGCGCGGCGCAGATCACAACATAGGCGTGCGATTCAAGGTTATCAAGGGAGAGATCGACTACAGCACCATCAGCGAAGCAGGTCATGAACTGCATGACAGCTATCGCGCGATGGCGATCGCCAACGGGTGCGATCCAGTGGCGCCGGAACTGAGGGGATGCCGATGAGCCTCGACGCCAACCGCCGCCTCGCCACGCTCCTCGGCTGGACCAACATCATCGACGTCGGCGGCGCACTGCTCGGTCGACCGCCCGGTGGCTCGCCCGCATCCCGCGATCAGGCGCGCATTCCCGACTGGACCGGCGACTGGCGCGACTGCGGACCACTCCTGGTCGAGCATGTGCATCTGCTCGAGATATGGTCGCACCGGCTGATTGTGGGCGCCACGCGGGGCTTCGACCTGATGAGCGACCGGGGCGAGGGCGACGAGGCGATCATGCGCGCGATTGGGGATGGGGTGATTGCGAAGCTGGAGGGGCGATGATCGTCGTGAGCCTACCTTTTCCTGACGCTCGCCTGAACCCGAATCGCTCCAAGGGCATGCATTGGGCTGCAACGTCGGCGCTGCGCAAGAAGGCGCGCACGGATGCGTGGATGCTTACGCGCGCGGCGGCGTCGGCTACGTCCTGGTTCGGCACTGAGCGCCGCAAGGCCGATACCGTGCCGCTGACGATCACATTCATCCAGCCGGATCGCCGCCACCGCGACAGGGACAACCTGCTCGCCGCTTCCAAGCCGGCGCTTGATGGCGTGGCGGATGCGCTGGAGATCAACGACTCGCAATTCGATCCGGTGACGATCAGGCGCGAGTACGGGACGAAGCCAGGGAGCGTCCGGATTGAGATCGGGGAGGCTGTGTGATGACCAGGAACACCTACACCCAGCGTCCCGCCCTGGTGAAGATGGACCGCATCGTTGAACTGCTGGAGGTCGAAGACATGATCTGGACCGAGGCCGCCGCCAAGCTCCACGTCCACAAGCAGACCGTCAGTCGCTACCTGTGGCACATGGTCAGGCAGTCGCCTCGCCGCATCCACATCTGCGCCTGGGTCGAGGACGAGGCGACGTTCCGTAAGATCCCGGTGTTCCGCGCCGGGCATGCGCCGAACAAGAAGAAGCCCAAGCGACTGACGCCTGACGAGGTATTTGCGCGCATCCTGGCCGACCCGGTGCGCCACGCCAAGCGCTGCGAAAAGTACCGCGCCGAGTGGCATCGGAAGAAGGGTCAGCCAGTTCCGCCGCGCCGGGCCGCGAGTCCGTTTGCGGCGCTGGGGGTTTGACTTTGGACTTTTTCACAGGAATGCATCAGCCATGTGATGCCGATCGAGTGCCGCGCGCCTTCGTCAGTCGCAA